ACTGGATATCTTCGGGATATCTTGTCGGCTCTACATTCAAGACCGATACTTCAAATTCTAGGGTATCTCTTTTCTCCTGCAGGCCTTCAGTTAATCCTTGTACCATAGCTCTATACATACGCATGTATTGTTGTTGCGCGTTGGTTAATACTTGATTGGGCAGGGGTGGGAAGGGATTAGGGCGTACAGGATTCGGGTCTGAATATTGAAGATCGCGCCTATCCAGAAAACTCTCCCATAGACCAAATTTGTTAATAGACGTACCTACACCCGAATACGCAAACCAGCGCGATAAAGGATTGCTTGAATTATCATTCATGCCACCAAGGACACAATAATTCGATTCTGGAGCAGTGACGCGATACCGATAACTACCAATATTGTTAAATCCTTCTGAAAACACTACTCTGTCTACTCGATTGCGTGGGCGGAAAACTTCAAACGCAATTCGCCGAACAACTGCATTCGCTGGAAGTGGGCGAACAGTCGGGTCAATGTTCATGCGCTGATTTGTCACCGAATTTGTTACAATGGGAGAATCTAGTTGGCGCACACGGAAGCCAAGACCCCTATAGTCTGGATGATTTCTCATGTATGTGCTACCCTCTTCGGGTATATAGTTTGCGATCCGCTGGCATGTTTCAAGTAAGTTCTGATAGCGCAAACGAGCAGTATAGGAGGCTCCCATCACTTCAGGGGGTTGTACCCAGAGTTGGCGAATCTCGCGATCTTGATACCCGTTATTTTCGTAGGGCGCACGAAATCCAATGTTATCTGCTACAATTGTATACATTACTGTAGATGCTCTATAGCGTACCTCTGGAGCTGGTGGGGGCGGACTTTCTGGGTAAATGTGATATCCCCAACCTTGATTCGACGGTGCAGAAAATACGCGCGGGTCTGTATTTGTTGGAACCATGCAGATTCTACTAGCAAGTAATGCGGTGTCGTCTATGCCAGAAAAAACAACTTTTTGTTGATCGCTATTTCCTCCGATGAAATCCCCAGTCTGTTCAATCGCTTTAATACTTCCAGAAAAAACCGTCTGTCCGTTCCGCGTAATAATTACCCCGCCATATTTCCCATACACACTTTTCATTTTGCGCACAGGTTCGGAGTCGTTGTTTGGCATTTCAATAGTAAATGCTCCCGCGTCATTGAACTTTGTTGTAAACTCCAAATTTGAAAAGTTTTTAATCACGCTAGTAATTTCAAAATTATTATTGCGTACAAAAATTTCATAATGGGGTACATTCATACTAGTACACCCCCGTGTATCTTTCGTGGTAAGTAAAGTCTGCTCTTGTCTGGGTTGTTATTCCGTGTACCGGATGCGCTTCTAAGCGTACATTTAAATCATTTCGCCCTGTTTCCAAATAAAAAAACTGGGATGAGACATCCAAGTTTCTAAATTTATTTTCTCCACCCTCGATATTTACTGTTTTCCGCTCAACATTAATTACTAACGTTTCATTTCTCCCTATCACAAGATTGCGGAACCGCATTTCTTTCCCTGTTGTTAAATTGCGTATGAATGGGTTTGCGCAAGCACCTCTTATGCGTAATATAAAGGGTGTTGCGACATCTCCGCCTATGCGTGGCTGAATTACTTTATTGAATTGGTCGCCAGAGCCGATATCTACATTCATGACGCGGAACCAAGTTTGTGTAGGGCTTCCGTTAGTTATGGAGAAACCGTCTATAGGGTGCTTTCTCCAGTAAGGCTGGTTTGCGCGAAACGTGAGAGGTATAAAGGCCGATCGATACCCTAGGGAAGATTCTTCAATGCGAAACCCTGTCATACACCTACATATTAAATCCCTATAAATTTGTTTGTCTACACTACCGTCTCTGTAAGTACCAAGACCCGGGGAATGTATGCGAAGTCTTCCATTACCTGTCAGCGTGCGCCGTGTGTTTGCTGGAGCAGGCGGACTGTTTAAGGTGACTTGCTGGTCTATATGTGTTGGGCTGAACATATTTGTTAAGCTAACCCCGTTTGTGCGCGACCCCGAAATAATTTGGTAGAGTTGGGTTTGGGTGAGAGCGCGTATAGTTAACATTAAGTCGACTTCATTCTCTAGCGTGTCTACAAATTTTAAGTCTGAACCTGCATGCAAAGGGATTGGTTCATCTATAAACTGGAACGGCGGAGAGCCTGCGCCTACCAGCGTGCGGAACTTTACAGAGAAAGGGGGAACATTCATATTGAAAGAGTTGGTACGCGCTTCCTGTCCGTCGACTGAATTTCCATCGAGGCCGACGCGGTCATACCAATAAAAAGACCAAGACACTAGATCATCCCCCCTTGCATCCATGCTACGCGGTTTAATTCCCTTACAAGCGTCCGTGAATCCATTTGCGCCCTCTGCGGGTATACGTTTACGTGATTGGTGCTAGAGATGTTTCTTCCGTTTGATCCGCTACCCTCGACGGTTGCAATCGTCGCTGCGACATCCATAACAGCAGATTCTACTTTTGGTATTCCCATCTCGATTCCTTGGCTTAACATTTGCATAAAATTAGGCATCCATTTATCCGAGGTGGAAAGTGGTCCAAATTCGGAAGGGGAAGCGATTCCAAGAAACTTTTTTACAGCACCTGCCACGCTGGAAACTGCATTCGTTACCCATTTAATCCCACTCATGATGCCATCCGCAAAACTCTTCACAAGGTTTTTACCCCATGTAAGCGCATTTGTAACCATGCTACTTAGTGTGCTTTTTATCGAATCCCACATGCTAGACACTTTTTCTTTAATCTTTTTCCATGCGTTTGAGGTTGCAGTTACAACCGCGCTCCAAAGTCGTGTAAAAAAAGCGGGCATTCCTGCAAAAAATGACTTTATAGCATTCCAGATATTTATAATAGCTGTCCTAAAAGTTTCGTTTGTATTCCATAGATATATCAGAATTGCAACTAAACCAAGAACAGCTATAACGATAATGGCTATCGGGTTTGCAAGAAGAGCGCTATTTAAGAGTAGTGTTGCTGTGCGCACCGCCGAAAAAACACCCTTTAAGACAGTCATTGTTATTTGGAAAAGTGACCATGCTTTTTTAGCTACGCCCACAACAGAGGTAAGAAAAGAAAGCGTTACACCCAATAGCTTCACACCAGCCACGATGCCACCAATAATGCCCGCCCATTTAATCATGTCCATAACAAATTCGCGGAAACTTGGGTCATTCATTTTTTCAAAAAAAACGTTAAGCGCGTCCGCAACCTCTTTTATTACTGGTTGAAGCATTTTCCCGATATTTTGCGCTAAGTTTTCCAGCCCTGCTACTAGTTTCTTTAATTTTTCTTGAGTTGTTTGGTCTAAAGCGTTAAAAAATTTCTCTGTTGTACCTTGCGAGTTCGCTAGAGCCTTAGTATATTTGTCAATTTCTTCTGGGGATGCACTCATTAATTTCGCAAAACCCCTAAACGCTTGCTCCCCAAATATCGCGCGTAGTGCGGTATTTTTTTGCTCTTCATTCAGTCCCTTTAACTTGCCTTGGAACTCTTTGACAATCTCCATAAGCGGTTTCATTTTACCGCCTGTTCCAAATATATTGATCCCAAGTTCTTTCATTTTGTTTGATGCTTGTTTGGAGGGCTTAGTTAATTCTGTAAACACGCGACTTAATGCAGTACCAGCCGAAGAACCCTTAACTTTTCTCTCCGCAAGAATTGCAAGAGCCGTGGAAAGTTCTTGGATAGATTGACCCGCTGAGGACGCGGAGGGGCCTGCATAAGATAAAGCTGTAGAGAAATCCGAAGCAGTTTGTTTGGACATCTTTAAGGCTGTCGTGAAAACATCTGTAATCATGCCCGTATCATTTGTAGTAAGTTTAAACATCTTCATGGTTCCTTCTACCATGCCTAAAGCATCCGAAAATTCCGCTCCTGCTACTTTGGAAAATTTGAGGATAGGAGGCATCAGCTTAATAGCGTCTGCGGTTTCAATTCCTGTCTTGGCCATCGAGGACATACCCTCTGCAATATCCGAGCTGGATACCCCAAATTTTGTAGCCATGCTTTGGGCAATGTCGCCCAAGTCTTCTAAGTCTTTTCCGCTTACATTCGCAAACTGTCCAAGTTTAACGAGGGCTGTTTCAAATTTCATGGTTTCGGTTATTATCTTCTTACCGATCCAGCCCGTCGCAATTGTTTTAGCTAACTTTCCAAAGACCGCCCCTACACCTTTTGCCTTCTTCTCGGTGCCTCCTAGAGCGTCTTTTACTTTGCCCATGCCTTTACTAACATCTTTCGTTTGTACGCCGATTTTAATTAGAAGACGTGCTATAGTGCTGGTTGCCATTCTTCCCCTCCTCCCCCTGCGTTCTTTTCGCCTAACATCTCAATCGCGCGGTCTATTTGCTCTTCCATCTCGATAGTAGTCATTTTTCTAAATTTGCCTAAAAGTTGATTCACTGTTACGCGGTCTTTTTTCTTTAAGTGAACATTCATGGTGTTGGCCATGTGCCACGCGATCAATTCCCTTTGGCGCTGGAAGCGGTCATTATACCCATCGATTAATTCATAAAACTGAACAGGGGTTAAGTCCCAAAAGTCGCGAACGGATAAATTAAGAACGCCGAACCCGATTTTTTTTAACTCCGCGAATTCCCATCGTGTTAACTCTGCTTCTTCATCTTCGTCTTGCTCATATTTTTTTTTGTGTCTTTACTAAATGTATTTTCAAACGCAAGAGATACCGTTTCGGATACCGTCTCTATGTCGCTGTAATCTAATAACTCTGTAACCTCGTTTATGGTAAGACTAGGCTCTTCATGTATAAGTCCAGCCCATACCATTTTTATAAGTGTGCGAATTCCTGGGGTTTCTTCGCTCAGTGAAGAAAGAGACTGGCCGAGTTGATCCTCCAACTCGGCCAGTGCATTAAAGTTATATTTAAGTGTGAGTGGCTTATCAAGAACAATTTACACTTCACACTTGTGTTTGTTTGCCATTGTTTTTTCCTCTCTTCTTTACTCTTATGCTTCTGGTAACAATGTTGGTAACGTTGCCTCTTCATAGTTTTTTCGCTCTAGCTTTCCGCTTCCTGTCATCGAGAAACTAGCATTGACTCCGTCTTCGTATGGGATTCCAATCTCGAGAGAGTCTACAGAAGCTTTACCTGTGTAATAACTGCTATTAAACTTTGTCCTTTTTGGGATAAATGCCCAATGCAAAAATTCTTCTCTATCCGCATTTAAAATCCATGACCGCACGATCTGTAACCCTGCATCGCTACTAATGTACAGGCCTTCCGTCGAAGCCTCCCAAGAGCGTAATCCGCAAATATATTCTAACCATCCATCTGTAGAATAGGATGTAACGTCAATCGGCTCTTGATTTACTGTTATGCTTGTATCGCGCATCTCGCCAAGAATTCTATACTCGTGGTCATTTCCGCTTGTGGAGACCAGCACATCACACTTAAAACCTGCTATTGCCTTACTCGCCATTTAGAACCCCCCCTATTCTGCGTCGTCTTCTCGCACTGTTCTTGTTAAATCAACGCCGTAAATCTTTACACCTGTGCCTACTGTAGAGTCAATAAACACATAATTAAAAAAATCATCGTCCTGTTGGTTCCACCATTGCGGGCGAAAAACTCCAAATCGATGAATTGTGTCGTCTTCTATTGTTTTTTCATAATCTCCAACGCGCCCCGCTTCGTCTGGTACGGAGTGAACGGTTATTGTTACAGAGCCTCCGCTCTGATTGTGAATGTAAAAAATAGAACTCCCGTTGTTTTCAAACATCATTCCGTTTACGTCGTCAAAGTCTGTACCTGCAATTTCATTGGAGGCTTGAAAGACAACAGGGTGCAAATCAAGTTCAGTACGCATAAAAAAACCCCCTTTAATTAGTCAGCAAGTTCTTGCAATACAAGAAGGCGATAGCGTAAAATCCCATGCCTGATTACCGACCCCGAGGGGCTACGCCCTGCGAAGGTCGAGGAATAATCAAACATGCACCCCACGTTCTGCCAACTCTCAATATCAAAAGACCGCCTAACAAGTAGGCGGTTCACGTCGTTCATAATCTCTTCAATTTGTTTCATGCCTTGGCTATTGCTCCAGACATGAATAGTAACCGTCACATCTTCTCCGTGTCGCTGGTACGTATCCCAGTTACTAGACGTAAACTCTCCAATGACAACATAGGGATAATCTTCATTGTCGGGCGTAAAATCGTACACATTTGTTATTTTGTTCATCAATTCAGGATCGTTGGTTAATAGTGTGTAAATCGCTTCTTGTATATCAGACAAAGGACTACCGCTCATGCTCGACTCATCACCTTTTCGGTTAAGCGAATAAATCGGCTCTTTGATTTTTGCGCGGAAGGATTCATAAAGGGATGTGCATTAGTACCATTCTTTATAATGCTCAACCAAATGGGAACAGGAGGAAGCCCCTTTCGTATTGCCCAAGGCTTTATTGCGCTGTAAGGGGCGCGGTGGGGCTTTGTTCCGAACTCTACTGCGCTACTGTATTCTTCCCCTGAAAGAATTTCCCCGCGCACTTCTTTATCTTGCTGACTTATAACAACGTGTGTTATATTATTGCGCAAGTTTCCCAAATCCGCAGGGGCAAGAGATTTAGCAGTATTCTGAATTTCTCTAGAAGTTTCAGCAACGACCCCAATAAGTTCATGATGTTTTCTTTTTTTATACTCTTCAATGTCTTGTATGGCTTTGTCTAATCCGATTACTTTTACCTTTACCCTCACACCTTCCCCTCCTCTCGGCAATATAGTTGTATTTTCCAACTGATTTCATCAATTGCGACAACTGACTCAATCTCAAAGATGCGATTTCCTTTCATGAATCTCATTTCTGTTGAAATGTCATCTCTGAAGCGAATTGTAATAAGATAGTGACTTACGCGCCTCATTTGGTTTTCTTGAAATCGCTCTAAGTCTGGATAGGTTGTTGGGTTTACCGTTTCAATTTGCGCCCACAGTGTCGCAACGTCGCGCCAATTGTACACCCCTCCTCCTTGTCCATCAGGAACCGAGTCAGGGTACTGTAGTATTAAACGATCTCGCATCTTACCCGCATTAATTTTTACTTTCATAACATCCACACCTTAAAGGGGGCGAGTAATTCCTTTGCGTAAGGCGGAATTTGTTGACTCTCTCTATTTTCATAAAGATGACCAAATATTTGAAGAATCCCTTCCCTGATCTCTTCGGGTACGTCCTCGGGATCGTCCCCATATCCTGCCGTAAATTCGAATTGTAGGCGCACTGGTTCTGCTTCGTAGTTCCACTTTCTGCATCCCCAAGCATTGCAAGCAGGGTAAAAGATTAGCCCTGCTGAAACTGTTGGGAGTGTCTTAAATATCAAACGCCCGAGTTCAGAGATTGTATCTAGATAATAGGAATCGGGATCAATATCTGTTGGAACATCTTGGTTTAGTAAAACGACTGTATCTTCGTCTACAGACTGCAAAGGCGGACGGGGTACTTCAATAACGCTCTTAATTTGATGCGTTTGGAAAATCCAAGTTTGTGTAATAAATGCTCTGCGCGTAAACTCTTCAGCCTTCTGCGTCGCGACGCGCAACAAGCGTTCAATGTACTCATTGTTTTCTGGGTCGTCTAGGTCGATTCTTTCGCTTAGTTTCGCTTCCTGTAGTGTCACTGGAAGAGTGTCGGGCGGAACGAGTAGCCTTTTCGCCAACGGTTCGCACCTCCGATACATCAATACTTCTATCCTCTATAGCAATCCCTTTTCTGAGCATTTCCTCGGCAATAAGTAAAGGGAGGGTGTACGCCCTCCCAGTTTTAAAAAGCTGATAGTCTCTTATAGCGCGAATGCGCTTACTCTTGAGCATCTTGGTACACTGCGGGGGATTGTGCAGGATTTCCGAGGACAAAGAAACCGCCATACGTTCCGCCATCTGTCGGACTTACGACGGTACTTTTAATGCGTAGATACCTTTTGTAGCCAAGGTAGAAAACTTTGTATAATTGTTTGTCGTAGTCTCCGCCTGTGACAAGCACGGGCAGGGAATCGCTTAAAAAAGAGCTTGCGTCGGTAAAGTCTGCGTTTTCTTCTGTGTCTGAATGCTCCACAACTAGGGTATGCGTCCCGTCTTCTATTACCGCCGTGGCGATTAAAACACTAATCGCACCAAACCCAGAGCGATCAACAATGCCC